CGTGGCCAGAGCTTTTTGCAACGTCTGAAATGGGCCATGCGCACCCGAAACGGTTGCCTGTGAACCATCTAACGTCGTGTCATTGCCGGTCACCGGGTTTACATAAACTGATCGCGCCGCAGTAAGTACCGGCTGCGTCGAAGATGGGCCGCCCGACAACAATTGAAAATGACCGGCACCGTCATAAACAACATCGATCATCTGACCGACGAACAATTCCCATGAGGTCAATGGGGTCAAGTCGGCATGAACCAGCGCCACTGCGCCGAGGCCGTTAACATTGATGGTTGCCGCCGCCGTGTTGAGGTTGGCAACCTTGATGCGCCAATACTGGCCGAGCCAATAACTTGAAACGGCTGGATTTGGTGTAATGATAACTGCATTTGGTGTGCCGGTATCAGTACAGGTATTAATCACACCGCTCTGGATGCTTTTGCAAAGTTGCCCAAGGTCGGAATCAGTGGGTGTTAGTCCGCTCTTGCTTATGACATTAACAATCTCGCGTTGCGGATATTCAATCGACGCGGCTGGCGGGATTGACCCCATTGTGCCGGTGGCAGGGTTGCCGTTGATATACGGGTCGTTTGATCCCGGTGCTCCATAGGGCGGTTCATATTTCATTTTTTCCTCGTCATGGTGTACCGGCCATCGGGTCGCCGGGATCGCCTAGCCCGCTGTAGTCGAAAATTATTTCGGTGTGCGCCGGCTTCCAGCGGTTCAAAAGACATTCGAGATCGTCGGCGAGGCCGATGCGCAAATGCGGATCAACGCCGGTTTGTCCCTTGGTGACGCGGAACCACGTCAGCGATGCGCCGCTGACGTGAACGGTCCAATAGGATCTGTTACCCGGCGGCCCGAGGCCGTAGTTCGGCCATTCGGACAAGTCGCCGTTCCTGACCGGCGCGTCACCCTCGGCGTCCATGATCGGAACGCCCCACACGTTGCGCATGGGATCGGGCGGCACCACGCCATGAACGCGGCAGTCGCCGCAACCGTCCATGCCGACCACGAATACGCGGTACTCGGTAATCGTGATGGTGTAGCCGAGCATGGCCGCGACCTCGATAAAGAACGCGCGCGATTGCGCCCCGAGCATCGTCATGCGCATGACGAGCGCGAGCTGACGCTGGCCGACGCTTTGCGGCGCGGTGTAGCAAGGATCCGGCAAGCCAAAATTGCGTTCCCAATCGGGCAGCAATTCCGTCGTCGTGCGCGGATCGCTTTCGATTTCCAGCAAATCGGCCGCGCGCTTGTCGACCGGATCGCCCCACACTTGCGCAAAGCCGCCGACGAGTTTCATCAAGGTCGAGTCGTATTCGCGCGGCCATGCCGGGCCGAACGGCAATAGCGCCGCCAGCGCGTCGATATAATCGTCGCCGCTGCGCCGGATATGCTTGTCGGTCATTCGTCGTAGAGAATCGTATCAAGGACGGCCATATAACCGGGCGCGGGCATCACCGCATCGTCAAACGTCAGCGTGTGATGATCCTCGCCGATGGCGTTGGAGATCGCTTCTTCGATCCATGAGCGGTAGATCGTTTGCCCGGGCGCGGCTTGAATGTAGAGCATGGCCTCTATCGATTGCTCGATGGCTGCGCGCGTCGCCTCGTCGTCGGTAACAAGATCGGTGATCGTCATTTCGAGGAAGAATTTTATCGGCGCGAGCACGTAACAGTCTTTCAGCGCAACCGGCCGCTTGAGATCGATATAGCTGGCGACCGTCGTCACGTCGGCGGGCGTCGGCCATCCGTCGTCGGATGCGCGCAAATCGTCCATGAGGAATCGCACGGTAACGGTGCCGGTGCCCTGTTCGGCCGAGGCCCATGCGCGCGTCACGCCCGGAACCTGCATGGCCCACGCAACGTAGTCGTATTGCGCGCCGCCCATCGGCGGTTGCTGGATCCGCTGCAAGACGCGCACGCGCAACTCATCGTCGGTTTCGATATCGACGCCGCCGTCCATCGTGACAATGGTCACGGTACCGTCGACGCCGGGGATCGCGCTCACGAAACCGAGGCTTGAGCCCGGGTCGAGATTGCCGACGCTGCCGGGGTCGATGGCGCGGATCGTAACCGGCGTCGGCGACGTGCCGACGGTAATTTGCTCGGTGGTCTGATAGAGCACGGCGGTTTGTGACGACAGTTGCGTGCCGTTCGGCACGATGCTGCCGCCAATGCCCGTGACGGTGCCGGATCCCGACGCAAAGGTTGCGGGCTTGCGGCCGCCGTTCGGTAGCCAGATCGCGGCGTGACGGTCGAGCCATTCCGTCTCGGCCGTGTCGGGCAGCAATTGGCGCGAAAGCCAGTCGATATAGAGCAAGTTGAGAAAGGCCAAACCGGCGTTCGCGTCCGAGAGCACGCGCAAGGCGCTGTTCGGGATCATCGCCGCCGAGTGCAGCCGCGCCGTGATGTAGTCACGATTCTGTTTGCGCACGTCGTCGAGGCTAGGCGTGAACCACGGCATCTTAGGCGTTCCCCTCGATCTCGGTCCAGAGCGATTGGTACTGCAACTGTATTGTCGGCAGCGGCCCCCGATAAATCACGATGGTCGCGACGATCTTTTGCAGCTCGGGCCGCGTTACGGTGACGTCAATGCGCGACGCCATTTGGTTCGTTATGAACGGCTGCAACGCCTCACGAATATAGGCGTCGACGCGCGCCAGCGTCGAACCCTGCCGCGCGGTGTTGTCGGTGATCTTGTGGCGCTCCAGCAACCATAGCCGCGAACCGATGGGCCAGCCGTTCCATATCGTCTCGACGTTGGTGTCGGCCCACCAGCCGCGCCGGTCAGTATCGGATTCGGCGTTCGGCAAAATGTCGTCGGCGTTGGCGCGCTTGTTGGTGCCGAGCGCGACAATGACGGCGGTCGCAAAAGCTTGCGTCTCATCGATCAGGTTGTCGGGCCGTTGCAACAGGTCGAACGTGACCACGAACGGCGTCACGATATCGAACAATCTCAAGTCTGGCATGGCTGCCTACTGCGGATCCGCTTTAATCTGTATTGGAACGGTCGACCAGCATCCGCCCGCGTCGACAAAAATCGAATTGCCCCCGAACTTCATATGCGTGTGACTGCCGTCGACGCGCATCGATTTGTTGTCGTCGCCGCCGAATTTGCAAATGATCTTGCCGGTATCGATCAAAACCGTATTGTTGCCGACCGTTAGCTCGATTTTGGTCGGATGATTGACGACCCATGAGTCTTTCGTGAGCGTCAGGCTTGTGAGCACCTCTTGCGTGGCTTGCGCCGACTGCCCGTATTTTTTGGAGTCGGTCTGCCCGCTCGACGATCCCGTGCTCGGGGCCGACGACGAACTCGACGAACTTTGCGGCGGCGGCGGCGCTTTATCGCCTTTCATGACTTGCGTTACGATCTTTTTTCCGCTCGGCGCGCTCGTCACAATGCCGTCGCGAGTAAAGTGAACCTGTTGCCCTTGATCGTCGAACAGTGCGAGTTCGCCCTCCTTTAGCCCGCGCAGCCGATAACGGCGGTCGCCGTTGACGATCAGGACGCCGTGCGAACGGTTGCCCCCGGTGAACACCATAAGGCCCTCGGCCTTTTTCTTATTGTTGGCCTCGCCGGTCGGTTTCTTGACGCGCGAGCTGAAACCGTACGGTTCCATATGCTCGATCTCTTTTTGCTTTTCCTCGGTGTAGAGCGAGAGCGTCGACTCGCGGAACAGCGGATCCTCGTTCGTGTCCTCGACCGTGACGCGCTTGATTGCGTTGTGCATCCGGTCGCCGATGGTGCGTGAGCTGAATCTCATTAGGCATCCTGCGGTGCGTAGGCTTTGGCTGGCTCGGGCGTCTGCGGCGCAGCGCCGTCGCCGCCGCTCTTGAATGCGTCGGAATTGCCGAGCCGATCCGGCAGCACCAGCCCGAGCGTGGTGGTGGTGCCAGCCGAGTCGCTCTGTCGGCACGTCACGGTCTGGATCCCGAGCGTCGCGCGTTGCTGCGGCAACAGCATCGGCGAATACAGGTCGATCAGGTTGCCGACCTCTTTAAGCCAGATCTGGCCCGCGCCGCGCAGCCAGCCGCGCACGGTGATGTTGGCCTCGAATTGCGTCGCCGCGTTCAAGTTGATGGCGTGGTTGACGAACATTTGCACGTCTTTGGAATCGCCCGGCATCGGCGCAATAATGCGTTGAATAATTTTGGCAAAACCCGGTTGCGAGCTCTTGCTCGTCGCTTGCGCTGATGTTGCGCGCGCCTTGTCGCTCCAATGATCGTCATTCCCGGGCAGATCGGCGTCGCCGGTAAACTTGTCGACCGCCGTGTCGTTCGACCATATCAGCTCGGCCGAGAGGATATTGCGGCCCTCTTGCAACTCGGCAACCGTGGTGCCGCCGCCGCGCTGGCCGACGAGGTTCCCGGTTTCGTCGTCGGTGATATGCACATTCCGCATCTGCGCCAGCCGCGTGATGAACTGAAACGGCGACTCGCCGAGGTGAATACTGACGCGCTCGAACACTTTTTCCGCACCGTCAATCGCGCCCTTGAGCGTCAGGCCGACGCCGTATTGCCCGGCTGCGGCGTTGGCGAGTTGCTTCAGCGTTTGATTCTTGAATTGCCCGGGCGGCATATCGAGCGTCGCCTTTATCAGATCGGCGACTTTCGACTGAATGATGATGCGGACGTTATGCGAGTCGGCGTCATAGGATACCTGACGCACCGCGACCGCGCCGGTCTCGGCCAGTTGCCCGGCGAGCATGACCTTGGCCGGGACGCCGGGCGCGAGCTTGAGCGCGCCCCACCCTTTATTGAGGTCGCCGATCTCGGCGACGACCAACGTCGCTGACGAGATCCAGTTGTTGAGATCGCGGACGACCTCGACCTCTTTCCACCATTTGTATTCGATGCCCGCCGCTTGAACGGTGCAAACCTCTAAGGGGCTGACCATTATTGCGACAACGCGCGAATCGGCGACTGACAAAAAGCGGGGTGAACCGGCATGTTCTCGTCGACCAACTCTTGATTGCGTTCGGCGTCGCCGTAAAGCCGGTTGGCGATCCAGAGTGAGGGCCGCGATACCACGAAATCATAGACGATGATCGTCGGCAGCGTGCGCTCGCGCGTGGTGAGGTCGAACGTCACCGCCGCGTGCAGCGCGATCAGCGATTGATAGCTGGTCTGATCCTTGAAATTTGCCGCGATGATTTCGGAGTTATCGAAAGCCGCGTTGATGCGGTCGAGGTAGCCGTCGACTTGCGGGCGGCTGGTGAACGTCATGGCGGCGAGGATCCGCGCCATCTGCACCAGCGCGAACCGCACGCAGGTATTTCCGACCGACCATGCCGGGAACGAGCTCACCACGATTGCGGTCGTGTGCGTGCGCACCGTTTCCATTTGCTCGACGGTTGCGCCCGCCTGTCGCGCCAGATCGAACACGTTGGCGAGCGGCGCGGCGATCTGGCCGCTGTCGATCAACAGCTCGGCGTCGGCCAAGAGATCACCAACGGCCAGCCGCAACATCGAACCGGGTCGGCCGGGGTCAATGGTGATCGTCGCCATAAGATCGTCGAGCACCATCACGACGACCTTGGCCGCTTCCTCGCGCGCGGTGGCTTGCATTAGCCGTCGGTCCCGACGCCGATTTCGGGGTCGCCGATTGTGACCTCGCCGGTCCCGGTGCCGAATACGCTACTCTCGGCACCGCCCGCGCCGAAACTGTTGCCGGTGAGTTCCGCGCCCGACGAGGCAATCGCTTGTCCCTCGGATCCCCCGGCCGCGCCGAGCGCTTGCCCGATGGAATCAATGATCGTGGAAAACAGCGAGTCGCCCGACTCGACGAAATTCATTTCAAATTCCGCCATGCCGCCTTGTGTCCGCATCTCGCGCACGGTGTAGTCGCGCGGCTGTACCATGATGGTGTCGCGCTGCAACAGCGTCGGCAGGATCAGCAAGCCCGGCCCCTCCATTTCCAGCGCGGCGACTAACAACTCGCGCCAGATCTGATAGTCGGGGCCGATCACATAGCCGGTGACGGGAAACGAGCGCGCCTTGCGGCCCATGTCCTCGGCGTAGGGCGTGTCGCGTTTCGGAAACTCGTGCAGCACGGTGCGCCGCCCCGACGCCCGCGAATTAACGTCGACGTGAAACGGGGCCATGCGAAAGAACGATGGCACCAGCAATTGCCGCCAGAGAGGTGTCGCCATTTATCCGGTCTCGCTGGCGAGCGGCAACGTGCTGCCGCGATGGAGCTCGACGCTGGAAAAGATTCCGCTCGACGAGGCCGCCATGCGCGAACCGCGTGGCAGACCGTTGACGTCGATCCGCACGGTTGCATCGCCTTTGATCGCGGCCGATTGCGTGCGCGGGTCGTGCATTTTTTCGCGCGGCTTGGTTGGTGGCTCGGGCGGCTTTGCCATCTCGGGCTTGCCGCGTTCGCCTTTTGTCGTGATCGTCGCCATGCCGTCGCGGCCGATATGCAGCATCAATTGGCCGTGCTGCGCCTTTTCGAGCAACGCCTTTTTGAACGCGGGCCATTGCGCGCGCGAAACCGCAAAACAGCCTTCCGAATAAAGCCGGTCGAGCGTCGAGCCGCTCCCGGCATGGATCTGGATTCCGCCGCGCGGGTGCCCGGGATATTTAGGATCGTTAATCGTGCCCCACGGGCCGCCGATGGTTGCTATCGAGCCGATGCGTTTACCGACGCTGCCGATATCACCTTTGCCGACGTTGATCGGAAAATCGCCATAGGGAATCGAGCCGCGCTTGATGCCGCCCGAGCCCCAAGTGTAGGTCTTGCCGTCCATCGTCACTTGACCGCCGATACGATAGGGCCGGTCGCGCTGGTTCGGATCCGCACCCATCGGCCCGGCCGACGATGGCGGCGGCGGGTTTGCCGCGCCGGGCTTATCAGGCGGCGGCCGCGCGGCGATTTTCGGCCGCGCCGGACGGGGCGGCGTTGCGGGTTGCGGTTCCGGTTGCGGTTCCGGTTGCCCGGCGATTTTCGGCCGGCCGCGCCTTGGCGGCGGCGTTGCTGGCTGCGGTTCCGGTTGCGGTTGTGGCGATGGCTGCGGCGCATTGTCTTGCGGCGGCGGTGTCGTAACGAACCGGCGTATGCGGTTGCCGCCGCTGCCGGGCGTGTAGGACGCCGGGATCGTGCGCGCGCCGCCATCGCCGCCGCCGCGATTTCCCACAAGCATTGCGAACTTGAGAAAGCCGTCGACCACGCCCTCGGCGGTCGCGCTTTTAATAACGTCCTTGGTCTTGCCGCCGCCCGGGTCGTTGTACGATTGATTCTCGGGCTTGAGGCCGAACAATTGTTCCCAAATCGTGAGCGGGCGGCCCGGGGATTTCGGAATCTTTTTGCCCCACGCGCCTGTCGTGTCCTCGGCGTTCTTGCGAACGGCGTCCATCGTTTTGTTAAACGAGCCGAGCGCGTCGCTCGCCTTCAATGTGCCTTGCGCCATCAAATCGAGTTGCGTCGCCAGCGTGTCGAGATCGCCGACGTTTTTTTGCACGATGGCGTCGAACGCGTTGCGAGTCCTCGTATCGCTTAACCTTGTCCATTCCTTCCTTGTCGAGCGGCGGATTGGTCTTGCGATATTCTTCCTCTAACCGCTTGCGCTCGGGGCCGGTCGCGTCGGCAAACACGGCGGGGCCGTGCAAGATGCCCTCGATCAACCGGCGTTTTTCGTAAGGATCCTTGAGCCGGTCGAGTTGCTTAAACACGAGTTCAAGCCGCTCGGCGTCGGTCTTGGCGGCGCGCAACTGGTTCGCAAAATTCGGCAAGCCGCTGCGCGCGAGTTCTTGGAATATCGGGCCGCCGCGCTTGATATCGTGAAACGAGTCGGCGAGCCCGCGCATTCCGGCGTGGACCTCGCCCGCCGTCACGCCGAACCGGCGCGCGACCGCATCGAGTTCGCGGATCCGTTCCACCGAGAATCCGGTTGCGGTGCTCAAGCGTTGAACTGACTCGATGTTCCCGGCAAAATCGTGCATCGCTTTCGAGATGCCGCCGATTGCGGCGGCAATCGACGTGAACATTCCGAGCGTGCCGCCGAGGCCGGGCGTGAGTAACCTGAACGCGCCCGCGACGCCGTTTACCGAATCTTTTAAGCCGTCAAAACTCTTTTTGGTCTTGCCGCCCGCGTCTTGCTTGTCGATCTTGTCAAGCTCGCGCATCAAATTGTCGAGCGGCTTGGAAAACTTGTCGACGACCTCAAGGGTTATTTTTACGACTTCATCTTGCTCGGTCGCCATTGCGTTTTATCTCCGCATTTCCTCAACGACGTCGCTGGCCCTTTCCATGAGCCGCCAGAGTTGTGACATTTGCAGATCGAGGAATAGCGTCGGGCTGCATTGGAACGTCACCGCGAGCCGACAACAATCGCCGACGAGATCGACCTCTACACCTTGCCGGGCCACGGCATAAAAAAAGGGGTTATGCCCCATGCGCACGTGATCCAATCGCGCGGCGAGAGCGCCAAGATCGACGACGGCGGCACGTTGCCGAGCAATGAGAGCATCGCGTTCATGCGCCGCTCGTCGTGAACGACTTTCGGCGGATCCGAGATCGGATCGAACACGACCGGGTTGCCGACGTTCAACAGGTCGCGCCCGGTCGGCTCGCGGAACGTGATCTTGCTAATTTGCTGGCCGTGCGCCTCGATGGGTTTTGTGAGCTCAAGCGTGTAGCCCGGGATCGGCGGCGGCGTTTCCTCGGGCAATGGCGGCGCGCTTGCCTCGCGCGCCTTGAGATCGGTCACGCTCATGCGGCCGCCGCTACAAGTTCATCGCAGCTTAGGCCCTCAAACCGCACATGAAATTGCCCATCGCGCGTGTTGACGGTCGAGCGTTCGGCACGCCACGCGTTGCGGAGAACGAACACGCTGCCGTTCGCCATCTCGACCGTGATGGTCGCGTCGGTAACGGCGTCGATATTCTCGACCGACGTTCCCTCCAGCGTCGAGACGTCGCCAGCGATATAGGGCACCACCGGCAATTCGGAATATCCATGCACCGCGTCTTGCCCGGCGATTCCGGTTCGTTCGTAGCGTGACGGCATGACCTCAAGATTGCCGCGCACGGCCAGTTGCCGCCCGTCGACGCTCCAATAGGCAACGCCCGCAAATCTGTTCGACATTGGTTGACTCCGTTAGTTAGGCGGCGAGTGAGAGTGGGAATTGCAGACGGAATTGCGCGAGCACCGCGAACATTCTCATTTGGTTAATGACGTCGGGCGGATAGAGGACATTGACGCGGTTCGGATCTACGTCGTCGCGCTCGACGATTAGCGCCGCCTTGAACGCATCGCCGTTCTCGACGAGGCCGTCGTATTCGCATTGCCGGTACTCGGCGACGAGCTCGGCGCGAATGATGTTCGGCGTCACGATGGCTTGCCCGGGGCCAAAACGAGTCCCCGAATCAGCAAGTTTGCTGCGTGGATATTTGTTGGTGATCGATTGCCGCATACGCCGGAACAGCTCGGCCAGCGTGGCGAGCGTCGTCATCAACTCGTAGGCATTGTCGGCTTGCCCGAGCGTGTTCTTTTGGTAGGTCGTTTGCTCTCGGGCGATTGACGGCGCTGCGCCGCCAGCAACCACGCCTTGCACGGCCAAGCCGACGCCAGCGATTGCGTTGAGCTGCGTCTTGTTGAAGCGCAAGTTTTTCGGCGCTGGCGTAACACCATCGAGCGTCAAAGTTTGCAGCGGCCGCGCCGGATCGATTGACAAGGCCCCGGCCGCGCGCGCGGCATAGGCCCCGATCCATTCATAAATCGGCGTCGGCGAATCCGGTTCGATTGCCAGCAACGACAAAACGCCGCTGTTGTTGGTCGGGCCGTAGCTAAAGAGATTGGCGTAGGTGTCGCGCTTGGCCGAGATCAAATGGCCGTAGACCTCGCGCAGCCAGCCCCACCGGCCGGAGTCGCTGAAGCCGTATTCGGTCTCCCACGCGATCAGCGAGCCGCTATCGTTGAAGCCTAAGCCCACATATTCGTAGGGCTCGTCGCCGAGGTTGGCGATGGCCGTTGTCCAGACCGGCGAGCCGACGCCGCCCGTCAGGTTGGCCCCCGCCGCTGGCGTGAGCGTGAGGCCGGGCGGGAATTGTTCGCCGCCGTTCGGGCCGAGCACGTTGTAGTCGATGGCAATATCGTTGCCGGTGATGCCCTTCCATTTGGCCGTGACCGTAACAACGGCACCGGCCGCCGCCGCCGTAACCGGGAGATCCGGCATTGCCGTGATGGCGGCCGCGATGTTGGTGCCGACTGTGGCGATGGGATCGGCGGCGGCAACGCCGACGGCGATGTGCTGCCCGGCGATATAGAGGTCGATTTGTCCGGCTTGCGTCGCGGGCGTGGCGACGGTGATGGTGCCGGTCGCGGCAACGCCAGCGGCCGGTTGCCCCATCGGCAGCAACAGGACCGGCGTCGACTTGTTGAGCGCAAAGAACGCCGCATACATGCGCGCCAGCGGCGAGCCCTGCCCCGCGAGATTGTTCGCGTCCGAGATCGAGCCGCACGCAATTGGAATATCGGTCGGCGCGACGCCAGCCGTCAGCTTGTAGTCGACGAGCAACGCATATTTCTGCGACGTCGGGGTGCCCGCTTGGCTCGGGTCAACTTCAATGTACACTAATGGGAGCTTCCAACCCGATGGAATGCTGTTAAACGAAATCGGCATGACGTGATCTCCTTTCAATTGATGCAAGACGACGGGCGGCCGACCACGGCTTGCCCTTTGTGTAAGCGTTCCCCTTCATCCGCTCCGCGAGTGCGCGCTTGTGCTCGTCGGAATGAATCGGAACACCGGATTTCTTGAGTCGGATTAGTTCGCGCGTCGTTTCGGAGTGATGTTTGCCGAGCCTGTTTTTATTGCCGCGTTTGCTTTCGGCGATTTTTGCGCGGGTTGCTTCCGACGCTGTTCGGCCGATCTGCGCCGCTGCAATTTTGGCGCGCTCCTCCGGCGATTTTTTTTGACCGAGGCGACCTTTATTTGTTCGGCCGCGAGAGGCGACGCGCCGCCGTTCGATGCTTTCTGCCGAATACTTTCGCCCGAGCTGCGCGGCCCTCAATTTCGCACGCACCTCGTCGGTGTGATTAACTGACGGTTTGCCGCCGACCGCGAAATTCCAGCCGATGAACGACACGGGCCGCAATAACCATTCGACGGCGCGACACTCGGCGAGTGTCCCTTGAGTGAGCACCCGCACCTTGACGGTTGGTGGGAAGCGGCCACGGCGACGGTGCTCACGCGTTCGCCGTGTTAGATTGTGGGTTACGCCGACGTAGCCGTGTCGTTGCGGCGAAACGCATGTTTCGTCGAACAGCCAATAAACGACGTACTCGTGCATCGGAAATGAAACGGCCCGCTTGCGCGGGCCGGGATTTTTCCGATTTAGCGGGGTTTTCTTTTGCCGCCGTCGTCAGCCTCGACGGCGGTCGAGGCGTGGCGGGCGGCCCGTTGCGGGTCGCCGCTGCCCTCGGGTGGCACCTCGCTAATGTCGCCGTCTCGAATGAGCCGGAACGTGTATTGATCGGCCGTCCACTCGCAGCCCTCGGGGCGCATGGCCCCGTCAATCGGATGCGGCGGCACGTCGTCGCGGTTTGGTGTCACTTTTATTTTTGCCATTTGGCTTCCTCGCTTTTGTGCTGATCTCGCCGGTCTGCATATTCCATTGCATCTCGACGATAGGTGCGTCGGGGTTTTGGATCGGTCGGGCGTCGACGTGCAGCGTGATAAAGTCGTCGACGATGGTTGGCTTGAATATCGCGGTGCCGAGGTCGGCGGTGATATCGACTTGCAATTCGAGCACCGGCGTTTCGTTGTCGAGCGCGACCGAGCCGTAAACGTTCATTGACTCAACCCGCGTGATCCCTTGCAGCAATTTATGATTGAACCCGGTCAGCGTCGTGTCGGTTAACAAGCCGTTCGTGATCTCGGCGAACGCCGCATCGAGCGTCGCCTCGCCGTCCTCGTTCTCATTGTCGACGATGATTACCGAAAAGCCGTAGCGCGCCGAATCGCGCAAGCGGATATCGCCCGCGTTCGGGTCGCCCTCGGGCAGCATCAACTCGTTGATCTTGTAAATGCCGCAATAGGGCAGATCGGCGGGTTGCACGCGCAGCATCTTGTTTTTTGCGAACGTGAACCCGGCAAAGAACGGCATCGCCTTAACGCGCTCGTAGATCGCATCGCGCATAATCAGCGCCGGGGTTTGCGTCATTTATGAACCACGCGCAGCGACGGTTTTGCCGTCATCAATTTGCGCAGCGTGAGCGTCGTCTCGCCGCCGCCGTTGCGCGAGGTGTCGATGGCTTCCCAATTGCCAGCGTCGGGCAGCCCGCCGTCGGCCGGAATGGCGAACTGATCGCCTTGCACCGGCAGCACCGCAAACTCGACCTCGCGCAGATCGAGAATCGTGCGTTGCTCGGAAATGATCGAGCCGTCGAGCGCCACCACGTCTATCGGCACGGTGTCGAATATGCCGCGCGCCTGATAGACCGGCTGGCCCGGCTGGCTGGCGAGCGGCGTAATAAAGATCGCGCGCGCGAACGTGTTGAAATTCGGCAGGTAAACGAGATCGGAAAAGTTGACCGGCATTTAGCTGCCTCGGCTTGTGCGGATTCGGATCGCGCGGTAGCCGCTCGGCGCGACCACGCGGCGGCCCTTTTTCTTGCGGATTCGCTTGATCGTCGCGCCGCGCTGCGGCGTCTTGCCTTTGTTGAGGTGACGCTTGAGCCATACTTTCGCGTAGGCGCGCGCTTTCTTGACTGTCGGTTGCATGAGGTAGCCGGGATCGGTCGCGCGCAGCGAGCGGATTTGGCAGCGGCATTTCGGATGATGCGGCAACATTTTTTTCGCGTCGCCGTATCGGTACGGATTATGTTGCACCATATCGATGCAGAATTTGCACACGTCACCGTCGTTGGCCGTCACGATCTTGACGAGATCGTTGTCGTCGTAGCGTTTTTTCCACGCGTAACGAACGTTCCTGAAAATCACCACCTCGTCGGGCAGCCGATGCTTAAAATGTTTATTGATATCGGTATAAAGCGCCTCTTTTAACCATTGCTTCATGTCGCGCAGCGACGGATCGAGCGTGACATGCAGCATTGTTCGTCAAGCCTCGTAGCGCGTGAAACTCGTCAGCAAGTCGCCGACCGCGCGTTGCGCGGGCGTGCCGCCCGATCCGGCGATGCCGCGCGCCAGCAAGTTCGGATCGAAATAAATGATGCGGCTTTCCTTGTGGCCGATCATGCGCACGGTGGCGTCGCCGCGAATGGTGGCGTAGTACGCCTCGCGCATGAGGATCACGGCCGCTTGCTTGAGCGCGGGCGGAGCCTCGTCGGGCAGATGATAGCCGCCCGAATAGTTGATAACTGTTTGCGTGGTGTAGACGCCCGACGGCAACGTCAGCTTGCCCCACAATGAATCGAGCAACATGCCATCGGGATAGGCCAGCGCCGTGCCGCCGCTGGTGATCGAGGTGATCCCGGTTGAGTCTTGCGGGATCGGAAAGCGCGCCAGAAAAAGCCGCGCCTTGTCGTCGGGGATTTCGGTAAAGGTTTCGACCACGGTCTCGTAGCCAAAGACGCGGCTGCAATAGGCGGCA